TACAACTGCTCCTAGCACTTCTGCTACATATAGAGGACAGCTTTATTTGAATACAACCAATTCTATATTATACTTTGCTAAATCTATAGGATTTGGAGTAAATGATTGGAGCATTGTGTTAACAACCCCTACTGCCACTCTTGAATTTGCTGATAATTCATCAGCGTTATTTGCTGGATTAGTTCCTGGTCAAATCTATCGTACAGGAGATTTTATTAAAATAGTTCACTAATTGAAAATATATTTATTGTATGCTATATTATGTTTTAATTCTTAAAAACATAATAGTATATAATAATATAATAATTTATATTTGTTGTTTATAAGGGAGAAATAAACATTACATAACTATTAAAAATTATTTTAAAAAATGAAAGATTCTCCTGATAATCAATCAAAAGTAATATCAACAATTAAAGAATTTTTAGCTCCTATATTATTATCTATAGTGGGTTTATTTATTTGGAGAGATATTTCCGAAATGAGGTCAGACGTTAAATTACTTCTTGTACAACAAAGTGCTGATAGGATTAAAATAGAAAATATGGAAAGTGATATTGCCATGTTAAAATCTATTGTATTTCAACCAGGTAAAGTGAAAGATGGTACATATGTTTTACAACCAGCTAAAAAAGAAGATGAACTTGAAATAAAATAATCATTAAAAACAATTACAGTCTTTAAACTTTATTATATCCCCTTATATAATGTTATTCAGAAGCAAAAATAAAATTAGTTATTTAATAATAATAGTTTTAGTTATTATTATTCTATTACAAAGATCTTGTAAAGGCTTTGCTATATCAAATAGTGAACCTAAAATATCTGTAAAGATAGATACAGTATATAAACATATTACTGACACTATATCTAAAGAAGTTAAAATTTCTAGCATAGAATATGTTTACCCTAAAGATGAACAATACTATCCAGGTGAAACTATTGACACTTGTAAACAAAGATTTCAAAACTTATTAAAAGAACATATTGCTAAAAAAGTATATAAAGACACTCTAAAAATAGATAGTCTTGGAACTATAACAGTTATAGATACAGTGTGGATTAATAAATTATATGGTAAGAGAAAGTATATACAAGATATTAAAATACCAACTGTTACAAAGACAATAACTATTACTAAAACTGAAGACCCTAAAAGACAATTATATATAGGAGGTAATTTGTTTGGTGATAAAACACAATTACAATTAGCTTCTCCTGGGTTATTATATAAAACTAAAAAAGATCATATATACCAAGCTAATATAGGAGTAAACTTTGATGGTTCTATTATATATGGATTAGGAATGTATTGGAAAATAAAATTACATAAATAATCCATGAAAAATTTATCAAAAGAAGAATTATTAAGTAGGCTTGAGGCAATTAATAGAAGCAATGCTATTATTTACTTTGATCTTAGTGGTATTATCTTAGGGGTAAATGACATTTTTTTAGATGCAATGGGGTATGGTCAAGGTAATCATGATGAACTTATTGGTAAACACCACAGTACTTTTGTATGTGATGAGTATGCAAGATCACTTGAATATGAAAAATTCTGGGATATATTAAGAAGTGGTAAGTATTATCAAGGAGAATTTGAGAGAAGAAGAAAGGATGGAAGTCTTATCAATCTTCAGGCAACTTATAATCCTATTTTTGATGACAGTGGTAAAATTACTAAAATAATGAAAATTGCTACTGATATTAGTGCTATTGTTAGTAGTAAAAAACAAATAGATGCAATCAACAGAAGTACAGCTCTTATTAGTTTTAACATTGATGGATTTATAACAGATGCAAATCCTATATTTTTAGAAACAATGGGATACAGATCCAATGAAAAAGACAAAGTCATTGGAAAACATCACAGCACTTTTGTAAGCTATGAATATTCAAAGTCAGATGAGTATACTAAATTTTGGGAAAATTTAAGAAAAGGTAAGTTCTTTGATGGAATATTTGAAAGAAGAAAAGTAGATGGTTCTACTATTTATTTACAAGCAACATATAATCCTGTGCTTGATAGTAAAGGTAATATTACTGATGTAGTTAAAATTGCAACTGACGTTACCGAATCTGTAAATAGTAAGAAGAAAATAGATGAGCTTACAGAAAATTTGACAGTTGAATTAAAAAACTCTCAAAAACTAAAAGACTCTATCGAGAAAGAGAAAGATGCTGCTTTGAATGACTTAGATGTAATAATAAAAAAAGGTCAAAGTGAGTTAATAAAAGTAATTGTTAAATGTGCTTTGGCAGTTATAATAGGTGTTGGAATTGTAACCACTCTATTATATTGGGCAGCCATTATAACAAATAAAGAAACTCAGATAATTGGTTCAACTTGGAGTAATATGTTTAGTGTATTGTTAACTAATGCATTTTCAATAGTTGGCACAATTATGGGAATTAAATATGCCACACAAGAAGGTAGTAATAAATAAAATAATTATGAAATTTTTTAAAGAATTAGTAAGTGATGATAATGACATAAACGAAAAATCATTCGTTGGTGTTATTTCTTTTTTCATGATGGTACTTGCATTTTTTGTAGACATAGTTACAGGGATATGGGGTGTCAAGTTAGTAGTTGAAGAATTTATTTTCAATGGTTTTTTAATGCTAACATCAGTAGCTTTTGGTATAGCTACAGCAGGAAGAATATTTAATAAAAACAAAAAACAAGAAAATGAGTAAGATTTTAGAATTCCAATCTGCCAATGGATTAACAGCTGATGGTATTTTAGGTAAAGCAAGTTTTGCTAAAATGAAAGAATTGTGGAAAGTTACAGATGAACAACTTGCACATATATTAGGACAATGTCATCATGAATCTGCAGGATTTAAAGCTGATATAGAAAATTTAAATTATGGTGCAAAAGGGTTATTAGGCATCTTCAAAAAATACTTTCCAACAGAAGCGTTAGCTAAAGCATATGAAAGACAACCTGAAAAGATTGCTAACAGAGTTTATTCTTCAAGAATGGGTAATGGTGATGAGAAGTCAGGTGATGGTTGGAAATTCAGAGGAAGAGGTGCTTTACAATTAACTGGTAAAGATAACTACAAAGCATTCACAACATTTATTAAAGAAGATTGTATAGCTAATCCTGATCTTGTTAAAAACAAATACTTTTTTGAAAGTGCTTTATTCTTTTTTAATAAGAATGGATTATTACCATTAGCTACAACTGTTACAACTGATTCTATTACAAAAATTAGTAAACGTGTAAATGGTGGTACTCATGGATTAGAAGATAGAATTGTACAAACAAATAAATTCTATAAACAAATAAAAGGATAATATGGCAAAGATAACCAACACAGTAGAAAAAATAGCTAAACCAAAGGTTAAACGTCCTGGTGTACACAGCAAATCAAAAACTTCTTCTCTAAAGAGTTCTAAGAACTACAAAAAACTTTACAGAGGACAAGGCAGATAATTATGAATATAATATTTCAAGGTAATGTAGCAACAGATGGTAGTACAAAAATAACTTGTACCACTAACTCATTGGTTATAAATAGTATTATAATCAATAATCTAGATGCTAATTATACATTTAATCTAAATAGATTTATGACTGGTCCTGGTATACATGAAGTTCCTATATATGAATTTCAACTAGATGCAGGAGACTCTATAAGAGATCTTGAAACATATTCTTTAGCTAATGGAAATTATTTACAACTAATATCAAGTGTTCCAGGAACAACTTTTTATATTAGTGCTACACAAACATAATGGTACAGATATTAGATAAATATGGAAACACTTCAACTGACGATGCTAGAGTTCTTGTTTTAGATAAATATGGTGCTATAAAAAGAGTTGGTGGTGGTGGAGGAGGAAGTCCTACTGGTCCTGCTGGTGGTGATTTATCTGGAACCTATCCTAATCCATCTGTTATATGGGCTAATGGTCAAACAACATATGATCTTGTTTATTACCCTCTTTCAACTAATCCTGCTGGATATTTAACAAGTATAACATCTTTAGATGTAACCACTGCATTAGGTTTTACACCAGAAGATGTAGCAAATAAAGAAAACACACTATTAGATAATTCAATAACTAAATACCCAACTAATAACTTAGTTAAAACATATTTAGATGAAGATTTTACGTTGAAAAATCTTTTAGATAATCAATTAGCTTATATTATTCCTTTATTGGGAGGAACTTTTTCAGTTTTAAGAGCAAATCAAATAACACAATCTGGACAAGTTAGTTATTTTGGACAGCCAACAGCAATACAATTTAATACAACAGCAGTTGCTGGTACTCTTGCTTTTGTAAGAGGTACTAATATAACGATAGGAAATACTTATTTTGTTTCAAAGATATATTTTAGAATAATAACAAATATTGCTGGAACTCGCTTCTTTAATGGATTTTCAAATATGTTTAGATTAGCAGGTCCATCAAATGTTGAACCAGACACATTAATAAATAGTATGGGGGTTTGTAAATTATCTACATCAGACAATTTACATTTTATGTATAATGACAATAGTGGATTAGCTACAACAATTGATTGTGGTATTAATTTTCCAGCGACAAGTGTTGGAGGTTATAGTTACACTTTAGAGTTTATAAGAAGAACTACTGATACAGATATTACAATGACTTTAGTTAGAAATGATGGATTAACAACATCAACTGTTATATCATCTAATTTTCCAACTGGAAATCAATCACACGCTATTTATATTACTAATAACGCAACTGCATCAATAGCTTCTTTTTATCATCATGGAGCAGCTTATAACACATTAACATAATGACTTACTATATAACTAAAAATGGACAAATAATTGATGAGAATAATCAGTTAATCCCAATGGATGAGAGTTCACCTCTTTACCAAGACTATTATACTTATCTTGTAAATGATGGTACTGTATATCCAAGTGACTATGAGTTTCCAAATGATATTAATGAATCACTAATCAACAAAGCTTTAGAAATTGACATAGACTACACTAATCAGATTTCAGAACTTCTAAAGAAGCATATTGAGAAATTAAATTTAGATGGTATTCCAATACCACAATATGCAATAGATGAAAGAGCAAGGTTAATAGCAGAATGTAACCAAACAATAATTGACTTAGGTGTAACTAATTTTACATATAGAAAAAACAATTTAACATTATAAAAAAAGAACAGATTAGAAATGGATTGCACATATTAGTAGGTGCTGTATTAGGATGGTTGTTATTTAAAACTTATTCAGGAATACCAATTCCTATACAAATATTTTACACATCATTTATAATTGGTGTTATAGGTACAATGTGGGAATGGGGATGGCAAATGTACAATGGTAGTGAGATTGACGAATGGGATGTTGTTAGAGCTGTAGCAGCTGGATTAGCAGTAAATATTTTTTTATTAATTGTATAATAATTTTAGTTAGAAATTTTCTAACTAATTCTGTTATAATAATTTAATAAAGAATATTGTTTTTTGTTAATAATAATATATTTTTGTATAATAAATAAAATTTAAAGATAATGGGAATAATTTCTAGACAAATTGGTTGGTCTCAAGAATCCAACTTACTTTGGCAAATATTAAAACAACTTAATAAGTTAACATCAATTATGTTTGGGCTTAAGCCTAAATATAAAGTGTTTACAGCTTTATTAACACAGAGTGGAGGTGAAGATTATGAATTAGCTATAGATGTTCCATTAGTAACTGGTATCACTTATCAAATTATTGACAACGATGATGGTACAGCTGATTTTACTAATGTAGGTGCTCCTAATAATACTCCTGAGACATTTTTTGTTGCTACAGGAACTACACCAAATAGTTGGGGGAATAATTTATTAGGGCAATTACGATACAATTCAGGAGCTCCAGTAGCAATAGTATTAGAAAACACTATTGGGAATTTGTGGTTTAATTATGAAGATATTGGATATTATAAATTATCATCTGAAAATTTATTCACTAATCTTAAATCAACTTCTATAATGCAAACACCTACTGATGGTGGAGATAGAACTGCTCCTGGTTTATATACTACATATTTTGATGGAGAAAGTGATTTTTATATTTCAACATTTAAAGTTTCTGATATAAGTGCAGTACCTAACTATTTACTTAACACTTTTATGGAAATAAGAGTTTATAACTAATAACATTAAAAAAACCACCCTTTCTGAAAAGAAGGGGTTTTTTATTAACCATTTGACTAAATGATAATATTATAATATATTTATTGAGAACAAGGTAAATCCCATCAATGATGAGAGCAAATATACCATTTAAAAAAATATTTTATGATATCACAAGAAGAGATTAAATCGTTCCTTGAGGGGAATGATGACGAAAAGTATATCGTCGCTGTTGAATTCGACTACGTCACCGACGCAATATACAAAATTATCGAAGACCCGGTTAAAGGGAAATCAATCAAAAAAGACACATTTACGGCATTTGCTTGGGTTGGTGACCTTAGGAATTTGAATTTTTATTCAAAATCTAAAGACCAACAAAAAGAAGCTATGAAAAAACACGGAATCCTAATTGATAAATTAAGAACCGAAAATGAAGACGGAACAACCAATGATAGATTGGAAAAAGGTCTAAAATTTATGGTTAAATCAATGAAAGGTTATCGTGCACTTATCCAATTCTTTCGTGAAGGTGGTGTTGACCCTTGGGGTGAAAACACCAAAGATAAAATAATGATTTTACCACCGGTAGAACAATATTTAATTTCAAGGGAAAAACGACTATTCAAAGGGTATGAAGAATACAATGACATCACCCGACTCGGATTTGACTTGGAGACGACCGCTCTTGAACCTAAAGACGGTCGTATATTTATGATTGGAATAAAAACCAATAAAGGATACCAAAAAGTTATCGAATGTGCTGACGAAGACCAAGAAAGAAAAGGTTTGGTACAATTCTTTAATATTATCGATGAACTTAAACCATCTATCATTGGTGGGTATAATTCAGCAAACTTCGACTGGTTTTGGATATTTGAGAGATGTAAAGCTCTTAATTTAGACATAAAAAAGATTGCAAAATCATTAAACCCATCAAGACCTATTTCTCAAAAAGATTCTATGTTAAAACTAGCTAATGAAGTTGAGAGATATAATCAAGTTGGTCTTTGGGGTTATAATGTTATTGATATTATTCACTCAGTTCGTAGAACACAAACAATTAACTCAAATATTAAATCAGCCGGATTAAAATACATAACACAATTTATAAAAGCTGAAGCTCCTGACCGAGTATATATTGACCATACGGATATTGGTCCAATGTATGCCAAAAAGGAGGAATATTGGTTAAATGTTGAGAATGGAAAATATAAGAAAGCTGACAATCCGGACTTTGATAATTTAGATACGAGATTTCCGGGGAAATACTTAAAAGTGACCGGTGACAATATTGTGGAGAGATATCTTGACGACGATTTAGAGGAAACGTTGACAGTGGATGAGGAATTCAACCAAGGAACGTTTCTACTTGCATCGATGGTACCAACAACATATGAAAGAGTTTCCACAATGGGAACAGCTACCTTATGGAAGATGATTATGTTGGCTTGGTCATTTAAACATAATTTAGCAATTCCGGAGAAAGAACAAAAGACAGACTTCGTAGGAGGACTTTCAAGACTACTTAAAGTTGGTTACTCTACCAATGTATTAAAACTTGACTACTCTTCCTTATACCCATCAATTCAGTTAGTACACGATGTATTTCCGACTTGTGATGTTATGGGAGCAATGAAAGGTATGTTAGCTTATTTCCGTAATTCTCGTATTATGTATAAAAACTTAGCGTCTGAGTATTATGAGTCTGACCCTAAGAGGTCGTTATCCTATGACCGTAAACAATTACCGATTAAAATATTCATTAACTCAATGTTCGGTGCGTTATCTGCTCCACACGTTTACGCTTGGGGTGATATGCTTATGGGGGAACAAGTAACTTGTACCGGACGACAATATCTTCGTCAAATGATTAAGTTTTTTATGAAACGTGGTTATATTCCATTAGTAATGGATACCGACGGTGTGAACTTCTCAAAACCTGAGGGGTGGGAGAATAGACGTTATGTTGGTAAAGGTTTGAATTGGAAAGTTAAAGAGGGTAAAGAATATACCGGGGATGACGCTGACGTTGCTGAATTTAACGATATGTTTATGAGAGGTGAGATGGCTTTGGATACTGATGGTACTTGGCCTTCGTGTATTAACTTGGCTCGTAAAAACTACGCGGTTATGGAATCAAGTGGTAAAGTTAAACTTACCGGGAACACAATTAAATCTAAAAAACTACCATTATATATTGAGGACTTTTTAGATAAGGGTGTTAAGATGTTATTACAGGGTAAAGGTCAGGATTTCATTGAGTGGTATTATGAATATCTAACAAAAATTCATACATTAGACATACCTTTAATGAAAATAGCTCAAAGAGCTAGAGTTAAATTATCTATTGATGATTATAAAAAACGTTGTACACAAAAAACAAAAGCTGGTTCCTTAATGTCAAGAATGGCACATATGGAGTTAGCTATTAAACACAATCTAAAAGTTTCATTGGGTGATGTGATTAGTTATGTTAATAATGGGGAAAGAGCTTCTCACGGTGATGTACAAAAAGTTACAAAAAATTTATACACTAAAAAAACTTTAGAACAATATGTCTCAGAACACGGGAAAGAACCTGAAGTTAAATCAACGTCACATATCCAACTTAATTGTTATATGTTAGACCAAACTGAAATTGAAAACAATCCGGATATGAGAGGTGAGTATAATATATTGAGAGCTATCACAACATTTAATAAACGTATTGAACCTTTGTTAGTTGTTTTTAAAGAAGAAGTTAGAGAACACCTATTAGTTACAAACCCTGATGATAGAGGTTTCTTCACAAAAGAACAATCAGAATTAATAAATGGTGTCCCTTTTGATGATGGTGACCAAGATGAATTAGAAGAAGTTCTGTCTTTGTCTGATGGTGAAGTTAAATATTGGGAAAAAAGAGGGGTAAACCCGGATTACATTTATGAGTTAGCGTCCGAAGGATGGGAAGAACATATAAACTAAAAAAAGGGGTATCAACCCCCTTTTTTTTTATCCTAATTTTAGACCATCGGAACTAATTATATACCAACCACCATCAACACGAAAAAATTCAACACAAGCACCTTTATCTATAAGGATTTCGTCATATTGTTCATCTATTTGACCCATCATAGGTAAAATTAATACTTTTGTTAGAGTTTTAATTACAACGTGTTCCGTTGTATTTTGGTCTAAAATAATTTTACAATTATCAACACCTTTAACTAATATAAATTCTTCACCATTAGTTCTATACTCAGGGACTTCAACCGTTTTAATTGGTTGTTGGATTGGTATATTTGACATAGACCCAAATAATTTATTACCTATTTTTTTTCTTGTTATGAATGTCATATAATTTAAATTACGTATATTTGTCTTGGCATCGCTCTGAACTTTAATTGTTTGTTAAGATTCTCAGCAATTAATGCTTCACGTTCCATTACCTTCTCAGGTTTCAATCTTGTTAACTTTCCGTCAGCACCAATAAGTTCTTCAATCAACTTTGATTTTTCGTCTTTTGCTTCGGTAGACAATGATTGGTAATCCATTGTTAATTCACTATCAGGTGTTTTAACATTACCACTAAATTTACCACGAACTCTTGCTAGGGTTTCTTTACAATAAGCTGTAAACCAACGACGAATCCATACTTGTGCCGGATTGTTTAAATCAACCCAATCAATAGTATCTAAAGGAACGTCTGATGGTAATTTGATAATGTCCGGATTATCCTTTAAACATTTATCTCTATCCGGACCCTCAGCACCGTAATACCAATACCAAACTTTACCTCTCATCATAGTAGCATTTCCAAAATCAAATTTACCACCGGGTACTTGCATTAAATGTAATGCCTTTTTTCCCTCAGGTAAAGCGGTAATTCTATATGTTAAATCACCAGCAATAATTCTTCTTTGAATGTTTATTTCTTGCATTCTTAATAACATATCAAAAGCTGGCATCATAAAGTATGAACCTGACATACCCATTTGGGAGAACCCCCCCGGTCCACCAAGACCACCGGCACCTAACGCACCAAAAGTCCAAGGGTCAAAAAGTAAGTTATTAAGTTCAGCCGGAGTGTACCACATAACCTCATTGATTTCTCTACCAGCAGGTATTTCATAGATTTGTTGTCCTCTAACTAATTCAATGTAATCTTTTTTAAGTTCCCAATCACCACCGGCTTGTAATCCAACAATTTTAGAATAAGCGTAGGTATAACGAGTTTCATAATCTAAACTTTTAGTTATGAACGCTCTTGATAATGATTGTGTATCTAAATTAAGGTTATATAGTGAAGTCCATTGAGATTCCACTAACCAATCTTGAATATATTGTGAGTAGTCACCAATTGATAACTCTAACAAACTATCCATTTGTTCGTCTTCAAGTTCCACTGAACGAAGTGGTGCACCCAACAGGTGTCTAATTCTAGTGTAAAGTTGGGTTCTTTCCGGTTCTGCAATAATAGCCATATAGATTTGTGTTTCTATATAAATATCATCTAAGAGTATAAATTAATTTTTCTTCCGGAAAAACAAAGTTACCGTTAATTATTTTAGAGTTATCATTTTCAAAAACTAATATCTCTTTATTGTTTTTGGAAAAAATTAACCATTTTGTGTTATATTTTTTAACATTAGCTGTACCCATAACATATGTTAGTCCATCCTCTGTTTTTATATGTGTAAAAGGTTTTATTTGTGCAGTTTTTACATCACCACCAATATTAATTTCACAATCAATACCACCAATCATATCTTCGGAACTACCTAGTTTACCAACTTGGGTTACATTTTTATCACCAAATTGTTTCTTTAATATTAATGTGGTATTATCTTCTCTCTTTTGTCCCCAAGCGTGTGTTTGACCCAATACCATCATAATCGATTGGAATGTAGCTGAATTGGTGTGAAATATTCTGTTTTTATGTTCATAAATAAACTGAATTAATCTTTTAACTTCATCAACTTGTTCGTGTTGTTTTGGACTGTTAAAAGATAGGTAAGGTTGTTTTAGGGATTGTTTAACTCTATTAACGTCTCGAAGTAAAACACTAAACGCACTGTAATTTGTGTTTAGTTTATTAATAACCGAACGACCCGACATTTCTAAGTCGTATATCCCGGACATTTCACCGGGGGAGTATTTATCTTTATCATAATAGTATTCGTGAAAAACTTCTTTAAGAATTTGGTTAATACTATTTTTAAAAAGATTTTTAACAGTTGGATTATTATTAAATAATAATCGTATTTCCTCAGTTTGTTGGGAATTACATTTAACCGCTTTTTCGGTTGATAAAATCAGGTATGACTTTGTTTCGTCATTCTTCATAGGCTATTTTTTTTTAATTAACAGACAAAGATACTACAAAAAAAAATAAATACCAAATTTATTATATGGTATTTATTTTATTCATAATATTTGCAATGAAATCACCACTCTCTTCTAAGTTGTCTCCCATTACGGTTCCGATGTTTTGTTTTTTTTCATTTATCATATCGTAAATTATCCCCTCGATTGAGTTTTCAAAGATAGGGTAATAAACCGATACAGAATTTTTTTGACCGTATCTATACGCTCTATCTTCTGCTTGAGCCAAATCACCCGGAACAAATGATAAATCATTAATGATTACTGCCTCAGCTGCGGTTAATGTAATTCCAACACCAGCAGCTTTAACATTTCCAACAAACACTTTAATTTTATCGTTCTCTTGGAATTGGTCAACAACATATTGACGTTGAGGTTTACCTGTTGACCCATCTAATCTAACAGCTTGTTTCCCAAAATGGTCAGCAATTCTATTTAATGTTTCAGTAAAGTTGGTAAAGATAATAACTTTTTTATCTTGTTCTAAAATATTTTCGGCTAACTCAATAGTGTCTTTGATTTTTTCTTCAGCAATCACTTGACGAACTTTCATTAATTTACTGAACTGAACTGTTAGAGACGTTGATTCGTCAGGGTTTTTGTTATACCAATCATAGTATTCACCCATTAACCCTTCATAAAGTTTTGACTTTAATCTTAGATAAACCGGTGTAATAATTTTCTCAGGTAAATCTAACACTTCAGTTTTTAATCTACGTAAAACTTGTCTTGATGTTCGGTCTCTTAATTCTTCCAAGTTGGATGCTCCGGTTACATTCCATATTTTACGAGTTCCCGCAGTGAATTGATATCCTTGACAATATCTAATAGCATAGGCCATCCAATTCTGTGCAACCGGACTCTCAATAATCGATAATAGATTAAAATAGTTCATAGGTCGGTTAGTCATCGGTGTCCCGGTTAATAACCAAACTCTTTCACATTTTTTGGTGAAACTATTAACCAATTTTGTTCTTGCTGCGGTACCATTACTAACGTAATGTGCCTCATCTAAGATGATTAAATCAAATTCTCCTTTGGTGATTAATGAATTATTCTTATCTTTAAGGTCATAAAAGTTTTTGAGGATATCATAATTGACAATTACAAAATCGTGTTCGTTGGACCAATTTTTACTCTCAGAAATAAACACACTTCTATCGGAATAATTCTCAATCTCACGTTGCCAGTTGATTTTTAATGAAGCCGGACAAATTATAAGTATTTTTTTGGCACCCGTTTCCAACGCGGCGATGATGGTGGCTGTTGTCTTTCCAAGACCCATATCGTCTGCAAGGATGAATCTTTTGGAACCAGCCAATTTTTCAATAGCTTCTTTTTGATGACCGAGCGGTGGTCGGTGTGAATATTTTTCGTAATCAATTTTAACATCCTTAATTGTGTGTGTTTTAATTAACGCACCTTTGGGTAGCCAAAACTCGTGGATGGTTTCACCCTCTAAAATTTTACCCCAAATATGGTATGACTTTTCTTTCTCAACTAATAGCTTTTCAACCCATACCTGTTCAGGAATTTTTAGTAGTAATTTTTCATCGGCAATCTTTTTAGCAAAGTAAGGGTCTAAATCTACCCACCTTTTGGCTACCTTTGGTGTAACTTCATAATAATTTGTAATATAATCACATTGAGACCTTGTAGGAAAAAATCTTTTGTTAGTCTCTTTTTGTTGTTTTAATTTTAATATATAGTTATTAGCTCCTTGATAATTTTCAAGGAGATTTAATGTACGTTGTTCTATTGTTAAATTAGAGTTTTCAGATATATTGTTTTCCAAATTAAACCTTTTAATAGAAATATAACACATTACTTAATATTTATCAATATGAGAACTAAACCAATTGATATTGAGAAATATACAAAATTAATTAAACGGTTAATTAAGGTTATAAAACCTATTGGTGTGACCGATATTGACTTTGAATTAAAACCAACAGGTAGTTTAAATGAATTTTATATGTCAGTAACTTATTGGATTCCTAGTGATAGTGAATTATTACAAAAATCTAATATTCCAATTACTGACCGTAGACGTTATGAATGGAATAGTGAGATTCAAAAAAATATAAATCAATGGTTTGATATTAGTGTAATGATAACTAGTTCGTCACTTAGAAGATTTTTTTAAAAAAATAAAATATGAATAAAGTACCAATTACAAGAATAGGTAAGTTCTTCGGAGCTGAAGATTTTACATTAGAACAAGATTTTGGAACGGAGTGGTTACATAATGATTTGAACTTTACTTTAGTCCTTTACCGTGTTGATAGATATAAAACCAAAACAGATGATGTTTACGGGGAAACTGAATCTGATGGTATTAAATTTCTACCCCCAATTGAATTTAAAGGGTATGTTCAGATTATGCAACCTGAGAACAAATACTTAGGAACATCTAAAATCGACCAAATGGAACCGGGTAATATGAAAGTATCTGTTTATCAAAGAGATTTGGATAATTTAGAGATTGATATTAGTTATGGTGATTACCTTGGTTATTATGAAACTGAAGATAAAGTAAGATATTACACCGTAAATAATGATGGTAGAGTAACATCCGACAATAAACACACAATAGGTGGTTACAAACCGTTCTATAGAACAATAATGGCTTCACCGGTTACTGATAACGAATTTAGAGGGTTATAATGAAAATAATAATAACAGAAAGTAAGGCTTTTAATGTAATTTACAATTATATTGACAAATCTTTAGACAAAGATGAAATTAGTTTTATTTACGGGCCAAATGACTTAGGTGATGATTGGCCTGAAAATGAAGAATTTTTAATTTTCTACAAAGGTGGGACTTGGGCAGGGGAAGATTATAGTGATATTGTTTTTAATTATTTTACAGTGGATTATTATGGTGATGAACCATCAAGTAAACCATTTAAAGAGAAAGCACCAATTTTAGAAGTAATGCACGAATACGGAAGAGAGTTAAATGAAATGTTTAGTAGTCATTGGAGGGGGCCAATGGAAAAATGGTTTGAGGATAATTTTAATTTACCGGTTAATACTGTATCAACCTACTATTGATAAGATTAATAATTAATAAAAAATATAAATAAAATGGGTTTACCAAATAAGATAAAGAAAAACATACCATTAACAGAATCTAAAACACTTTTACCTAGACGACGTGAACTTTTAGATAAAATTAATAAAGATGGAACATACCTACCAAAATCATTGTTACACGCTGATTTAGATGGGGGAATGTTAGATTTTGTTAAAGAAGAATTAAAGGTGGTTGTTAAAGGTAAAATAATACCTACCGTAGATATTATTATCACAACACAAAATTGGTCCCAATTTACCGAGACTTGGAATTTTCAAAACATTGATAAAAATGTTGAACCCCCATTTATAACAACAATTAGAACCCCGGAAGTTAAATTTGGGACAAACCCATCTTTGTTGTATAACATACCAAATAGAAAACAATATTTTTATGCTCAAGTCCCAACGTGGGATGGTCAAAGAAATGGTATGGATATTTACACAATACCACAACCGGTTCCTGTAGATATTACATACTCTGTTAAAATTGTTTGTAATCGAATGAGGGAATTAAACAAACTTAACCAAGTTATTCTTGAGAAATTTGCCTCAAGACAAGCTTACGCTGTTATAAAAGGCCATTATATTCCAATTATTATGGGTAATATTTCCGACGAATCTGTTATGGAAGTTGAGAAAAGAAAATATTATATCCAAACATATGAATTTACTATGTTAGGTTTTTTAATTGATGAAGATGAGTTTGAAGTATCACCAGCTATTACAAGAGTATTACAAGTTGTTGAATTTGATACTGTAACAACTAAACGTGGTAAAAGAAAAAAGATTGATGAAGGTGTGGGTAATCAAGCATTGTTTTTGGTTGGTGTAACTACATTAACACAATTATTTAGTTATGTTGTTGACATTAAAATTGGTGGTACAATAAATATCGAATCTTTCGATGTTTATATCAATGACGACTACTATGGTAGTGATTTGGACTTAATACAAATTAACTCCGGAGATGTTTTACGAATAGATATTATTAAAAAAGACGACTTATTAGAATCATCAATTCAATTCATTGACAACATATTTTAGTCTTCACCATAAACATCTTTTTTGGGTTTACAATTCTCAATTATTAGTCGTTCTAAGAAACGATACATCTTTATTCCCTTATTTTCACAATAGGTTTTAAGTATTTCGTGTGTCTCCACAGATATCTTTAAATTCTTAATCTTTTTTACATCATTATCCATAGGTAGAAAAAAGGTAGAAAATAATCTACCTAAAATATAAATAGTCTGATAAAAGTAAAGTATTTTGATTTATTTGGTAATATTTATCAATAAAATAAATTTACAAACAAAACAAACTAATGGCAACAAACAGCAAAGTATTCGTATCTCCTGGGGTATATACTTCCGAAGTTGATTTAAGTTTCGTAGCACAGAGTGTTGGGGTAACCACATTAGGTATCGTTGGAGAGACTCTTAAAGGTCCAGCTTTCGAACCTATCTTTGTACGAAATTTTGATGAATTCACAAACTTCTTTGGAGGTACTACACCTGAAAAGTTTATTAATACACAAATACCGAAGTATGAAGCTTCGTATATCGCAAAATCTTATTTACAACAATCTAATCAGTTGTTTGTTACGAGAATTTTGGGATTGTCAGGATATGACGCAGGACCATCTTGGTCATTTAGAACAGTAGCAAATGTCGACAAAACAACAGTTAATTTTGATTGTTCAGGTAGTACATATGATTTTGGTTTATGTCAAAATATTTGTACAGGATTCACAGAATATTCATATAACATACCTTTTACGGGTTGTAATAATGACATAAATTCAATTGTTTTTGGGTCAATAACTGGTGACCAATCAATTATCAGTAATAAATTTAATGAAAGTTATGAAGAATTTAATGGTTCTACTTCAACAGTAGTTTCAAATTTCCAACAACAAATTTTTAATATAATTGTTTCATCATCAACACTTACAACTTCAGCAACCTCAGCATATTATTACGGTACTATTTTAGGTGATGATTATGATTCATTATCTACAACATATACTAACGAAACAAATGTTTTTGATGTAAATAATGTTGATTCACATTTAGCTGATTACACAGCACCGGAAAATGACCCTTGGTATTACGCATTATTTGATAACAATAGTGGTAATTACACAGGTAGTTCATACTATTCTATAATTCAAAATTTAGGACAAAGTTCAACATCATCAAATTGTAAATCTTTTACATCTTTTAATGTTAGTGGTGTAACCGGTAGTATAAACTATACTAATAACACAATTAGTGTTACGTTACCATTTAACTCAACTTTTTCAGGTGTGAGTTTAACAAATGTTATCGCAGGATTTGAAGCTTGTTGTTCAGGTGTAACTGTAAGTGGTGGTTTACAAGTTAGTGGGGTAACACCTAATAATTTTACAACACCGGTTAGTTACCTTTTAACACCAAATGATGGTTCAGCACCATCTACTTGGGTAGTTACAGTAACTATACAAAACCCTTGTAACCCTTTAACATCAGGTGATACGGGTTCTCAAAATACCGGAACAATTATAACTTGTTATACTGGTAGTGTTACAGGTAAAATATATGTTTATACCGGAACATCTTACACTGATTTCGATGATTTAGTAATTGGAACACTTCGTTCAAGAGGTATTGCTACTTATGGCAATGACAGTGACGGACCGGTTTATCAAGTATCAGGTTTAACCGATGTAACTATGAATTGTACGGGTAATTACACAACGATATCTAAAAACCCGTATTCAACATTCGGACTTAATGTAACTGACTATGAAGGTAATACATTCTTTTTTGAAACATCATTTAGTGAATCTGATTCTAAATATCTTCCAAAAGTGTTTGGTTCCTCAAACTTCGCTAAACCAAGAACAACAGTTCCTTTGTTTGTTGAAGAGAAATTCCAAAGTTTATTAAACTACGGTTATAATAAAGGTTATATTAGAGGTATTAATTGTGATTTATTAGCTTTACCAAGAGCTAATAACCAAACTAATGATATGTCATCAATAGCATTCTATTTAGAAAAATATCAAACACCGGTATCTCCTTGGGTTGTTTCAGAAGTAAGAGGTAGTAAAGTTTATAACTTATTTAGATTTACAACAATTTCAGATGGTAACTCAGCAAACACGGAGATTAAAATATCGATAGCTAATATGTCTTTCGGTAATTTAACTTTTGATATCTTAGTTAGAGATTTCTTTGATACAGATAATAACCCTGTTGTTATTGAAAAATTCACTAATTGTAGTATGGACCCTAATGATAACTCATTTGTTGCTAAAAAAATTGGTACAGCTGATGGTGAATATGAATTAAATTCAAAATACATTATGGTTGAGATGAATGAGGACGCACCGGTCGATTCAATACCTTGTGGGTTTTTAGGGTTTAATTTTAGAAATTACGCAAATTCAAAATCACCATTCCCTATTTATAAAACTAAGTATGATTATCCGGGTGAAGTTATATTTGACCCCCCATTTGGATTAAGTTCAGGTTCTAACTTGGCAATTCAAAGTCCGGGTGATAATGTTCGTAGAACTTATTTAGGTATTTCAACAGGTTATGGTGTTGGTTATGACCCTGATTTCTTCCAATATAAAGGAAAACAATTACCTTTAGATTTGTGTAAAGCAACTGAAGGGGCTGATTGGACATATAAAACAAGAGGTTTCCATATGGATATAAACGCATCATCAATTGTTTATCCGGGGACATCAAACCCTGAATTTTATGTTGGTGACGCGACATTTACATCAGACCCAACAAGTGAAGCAAGTCCTTACTATAGAATATACTCACGTAAATTCTCATTATTAGTACAAGGTGGATTTGATGGTTGGGATATTTACAGAGAATCAAGAAGTAATACTGACACATTTAAATTAGGTAGAAGAGGTTTCTTAAACGGATACTGTCCGGATATTAAATATCCAACAGCTACAGGTTGGGGAGCATTCAAACAAATTACTGTTGGAAACAATAGTGTTGATTATGGTAATTCTGATTATTACGCTTACTTATTAGGTCAACAAACATTCTCAAATCCTGAAGCGGTTAATATTAACTTATTCGTAACTCCGGGTATTGATTATGTTAACAACTCTGACTTAGTTGAGGACGCGATTGAAATGATTGAATTTAACAGAGCGGATTCATTGTATGTTTGTACAACACCGGATAGTGATTTATTCATCCCAACACCTGACCCAAATGCGTTAATATACCCACAAGAGGCGGTTAACAATTTAGAAGAAACCGGTATTGACTCTAACTATACAGCAACTTATTACCCTTGGGTATTAACAAGAGATAGTGTTAATAATACACAAATCTACTTACCACCAACGGCAGAAGTTGTTAGAAATTTAGCTTTAACAGATAATATCGCTTTCCCTTGGTTTGCTGCGGCAGGTTACACAAGAGGTATCGTAAACGCTATCAAAGCGAGAAAGAAATTAACTCAAGAAGATAGAGACACACTTTACCAAGGTCGTCTTAACCCAATAGCTACTTTCTCTGATGTTGGAACGGTAATTTGGGGTAATAAAACTCTACAAGTAGCTCAATCGGCACTTGATAGAATCAACGTAAGAAGATTATTACTTCAAGCACGTAAATTGATTTCAGCAGTATCTGTAAGATTATTGTTTGAACAAAACGACCAAAAAGTAAGACAAGACTTCTTAGACGCGGTTAACCCTATATTAGACGCAATTAGAAGAGATAGAGGTCTATATGATTTCCGAGTTACTGTATCGTCAGACACAGCTGATTTAGATAGAAATCAAATGACAGGTAAGATTTACATCAAACCAACCAAATCGTTAGAATTTATAGACATTACGTTCTACATCACTCCTACCGGAGCATCCTTTGAGAACATCTAAATAAATTTTAAATAGTTTTAAAAACCCTCATTAATATTTTTAGTGGGGGTTTTTTATTTTATACGATATTTATATATAATGTTAGGATAGTCAAAAAATATTTATATCTTTGTATCCTAAAAAATAAATTATGGTAAAAACTAAATTAAAAGAGGAGATTGATGATTATGGTACACCTAATGAAAAGTATTACGCTTTTGATTGGGATGATAACATAGTTACAATGCCTACTAAAATCATTCTTAAAGATGAGGATGGTGATGAAGTTGGGATGTCGACTGAAGACTTTGCTGAATATCGAGATATAATTGGTAAACAACCATTTGAATTTGATGGTCACACCATTGTTGGTTACGGTGAAGACCCATATAGATATTTTAGAACAACTGGTGACAAACAGTTCATTGTTGAATCTATGTTCGCTAAACCGGGGCCAGCTTGGCCTGATTTTGTTGAAGCAATAAATAACGGTTCAATATTCGCTATTGTTACAGCTAGAGGTCATACACCATCGGTAATTAAAGAGGCGTGTTATAATTACATTGTTTCAAATTATAATGGTATAGAATCAAAAGAACTAATTAAGAATTTAGAAAAATACCGTGATTTAGCGGACCAAGAAAGTGTCTCAAAAAGAGAAATGATTCGTGAATACTTAGACTTATGTAGATTTTATCCTGTAAGTTTTGGTGATGGTTCAGCTTCTAGCCCGGAAGAAGGTAAGATTAAAGCTTTAAAAGAATTCGTTGGGTACGTTAAAAACATTTCAAATGAATTACAAAAAAAGGCATTCTTAAAAAATAGAATAAGTAATTATTTTGTTCCAAAAATAGGTTTCTCTGACGACGACATAAAAAACGTGGATGTAGTCAAAAAACATTTTGAACAAGACCCAGAAAATATTATAAGAACCTATTCAACAAAAGGAGGTATTAAAAAAGAATATTAATAAAGGCTAATAAAATTCTATTTTATATAAAATAATTAAAATTATTATTTAATATTGCTGGATTTCTAGAATTATACTATATTTAATTTTAAAAGTAAAGTGAAAAAAATCCAATTGGTAATATTTATAATAAACAATAAAAATAAAAGTTAAAAAAAAAATAGAAAATGGCTGATTTATTAATGAAAATGCCCATACCTTACGAACCAAAAAGACAGAATAGATTTATATTAAGATTTCCGTCTGCGTTAGGTATTAATGAGTGGTTTGTGGAATCTGCTGCTAGACCACACATATCAATAAACTCTACTGAAATCCAATTTTTAAACACCTCAACTTATGTTGCTGGTAGATTTACTTGGGGTGAGATAAATGTTAAGTTTAGAGACCCAATTGGTCCTTCAGCTTCACAAGCTCTTATGGAATGGGTACGTTTATGTGCTGAATCAGTTACCGGACGTATGGGTTACGCTGCGGGTTATAAGAAAAATGTTGACCTTGAGATGTTAGACCCAACAGGTGTTGTTGTTGAAAAATGGATATTAGAAGGAACTTGGTTAAAAGATGTTAACTTTGATACTTTATCATATAGTCAAGACGCAATTGCTTCGATTACGGCACAATTACGTATGGATAGATGTGTATTAGTTTACTAAAAAATATAAAGTGTTAACAGCTAACGACATTTATAATTCACCAACATTATCAGATGAAACTTGGGTATCAATTAACAAACCTAAAGTTTATCAAAGAATTAAATCATTAACCACACATATGAACGAGGATGTTTTATTTATAGACAGACTTAAATTTGTTGAAAATTTAATAATTAATAAAAAAATATGTCTTTTATCGTTATCTTAATTAAAACCCACTGATGTGGGTTTTTTTATTGATATAAAAAATAAATCATCTATTATTTATAATAAAAACAAAATTATATGGAAGAAAGTTTATACAATGCGGCCACAGAAAATCTCTCATTACCTCACGACGTAGTTCAACTACCGTCAGGTGGAATATTTTACCAATCAAAAAAGAAATCGGTAAAAGTTGGTTATTTAACAGCTAATGATGAGAATTATTTAATTGGTTCAACGAACAGTGGTGAAAATATTATTTTATCATTATTACGAAATAAATTATACGAACACGATTTGAGACCCGAGGAGTTATTAAATGGTGATGTTGAAGCTATATTAATTTATTTAAGGAACACCTCTTTTGGTTCTGAATATAAAATTAATTTAACAGACCCAAAAACCAATAAACCATTTGTTAGTACTATCGTTTTGGATGAGTTAAATCTAAGAAAAACTGAGGTTAAACCGGATACTGATGGTACTTTTACAACTAAATTACCAAGAACAGGTGTAACAGTAAAATTAAGACCAACAAATTTTAATGACACCATTGATATTGATAAAATGGTTAGTCAATATCCTGTGGGTAGACCAGCACCTAGAGTTACGTGGAAATTATTAAAACATATTGTAGAAATTGATGGGGATTCTGATAGAGGTAAAATAACGATGTTTGTTGATACATTACCAATAATGGACTCAAAATACATAAGACAATTTTTAAGAGACAATGAACCTTCGTTGGACTTGAAAAGAACAGTAATCGCCCCTTCAGGAGAATTGGTATCTTTCGAGATAACCTTTGGGGTGGAGTTTTTTCTCCCTTTCTTCTAACCACAGACAATTTTTAATTGAGGAGTATTATTTACTTGCTCGTTTTATTAGAACGTCTTACTCAGACTTCCTGATAATGCCAACTTACATTAGAAAATATTTAGTAAACAGAATAATAGATGATAATACACCGGACCAGTAATTTAAAAACTGCGTTTGGTGTATTTATTTATAAACACATTTCATATGGCAAAAAGTATATTAGACGAATTAAAATCAATACTTGACCCGGAATCATACATAGATGTTTTAAAACAACTTGATGAATCTTCAAGTACTATGTTAAATCAATTTGGTCAAGCACAATCTATGGCTCAAACTTTAAGAGAAAGTATGGCTGATGCCACTAAAGAAGTTTTGAAGTTAGGTGGTGATATGAATAATGTGTTAGAAACACAAAAACAATTATCAGAAGGTTTAGGTAGAAGTATTATATTATCAGCTGAAGCAAATAGAGATTTATATGCTTCGGCTCAAGTTACCGGACAAAGTGTTAGAGATATTGTTACTAATATGGCTGACGTTGGTATTTCTTCATTGAATGCTACTGAACAAATGAAAAACGTTGTTGATGTTGCAAGAGAATCAGGTGTAAACGCTCAAATGGTATCTGAAAAAGTTTTGTCAAATATGAACTCTCTTAACAAGTTTAATTTTGAGGGTGGTGTGACAGGTTTAGCTAAAATGGCCGCACAAGCTACCGCTTTGAGAATTGATATGTATGAGACTTTAAACTTCGCTGAAAAAGTCTTTGACCCCGATGGTGCTATAGAAGTAGCTGCAGCAATGCAAAGATTAGGTGTTGCTCAAAGTGATTTATTAGACCCATTAAAATTGATGGATTTGTCCCAAAATGACCCAGCTGAGTTACAAAACCAAATTGTTAAAATGAGTCAACAATTTGTACAAATGGGTAAAGATGGTCATTTTGAAATTATGCCGGGGGCTAAACGTCAATTACGTGAGATTTCTAAAGCTATGGACATCCCTTACGAACAGTTGACTAAAATGGCTTTAGGTAGTGCTGATTTAGATAAAAAATTAAAAGAAATAAGATTCCCCGACACTTTTTCAGAAGAGCAAAAAACTTTGATTGCTAATATGTCAGAAATGAAAGGTGGTGAATATGTTATTAGAACTGCTGAGGGTAAAGAGAAAAAAGTTACAGAATTAGGTCCTGAAGAGATTAAAGCTCTTGAAAAAATGGCAACAACAGCTCCTCCAACAATGGAAGAATTGGCTAAAGACCAACTTACTTATACTAAACTAATGGAGGGTAATATAGCTTCTTTAGTTGAGACATTAAAATTAGGTATGGCTAGTAGTAAACCCGCTGGTAAAGCTGTTGGTATTGGGAGAGATGTTACCACATCATTAACTAAGATTCCACCAAAATCATATTCACCGGAAGGTATTAGAGAGGGTATTGATAAAATAACATCCGGTGGTGGAACATTACAGGATTTTGCAACATATCTAAAAAGTGATTTAAAAGAATCGTTTGTAAATGCTCAAGTTGAGATTGATAAATTAAATAAAAAATATCCTGAAGTTACTGAATTTTTTAATAATATTATGGGTAACAGGATGTCAAATGTTGTCAGACAAGGACAAGATGTTTTAAAACTACCCGGACAAGAAATTCAATTATTACCTGAAGACACTTTCGCGGCTTTTACTAAAGGAAGTGAGGTTTTATCTAAATTAAATAATAATAACAATACAACATCCACACCAACATCGACTAATTCAACTGTTGATGTGAATCATACATTAAACATCAGTATTAGTGCTCCAAGTCACGTAAATACGAATCAATTAGTTGAAATGTTTAAAGATACTGGTGTTTCACAAGCTTTAGGGGTAGCTGTAAAAGAAGCTTTTAATAATGGTGGATTAACATCAACAACAAGTAATAAACAAAAATTATTAAACCCAAATATTAACGCGTACGGTTAAAAATAGATTAATCTCTATTTATATATAAAGAATAAAAATATGTCAGATAGTACATTATCATTTGTTTCCTCAAGTTCGTTTAGAGATAGTTTATTAACGAGAAATTTGACACCGTATAGTGTCACAGGTGTTTACACACCATCAACCTCAAATATTAATAGTGAAATTACTCTAAGTAATTTTAATGTTGTTGATTCTCCTGATGAATTAATAACTGATGGTTTATTTTCGAATCAATTATATCCTTTAAATGAATATGGTCCAAATGGTGGTTATGATTTAAATATAAATTATAACAATCCCCCACTTCCGGTTACATCAAATCAAGGTGAGTACGGACCTAATGATACGGTATTAGATTTAGTTAATGAGTTTTTTATTGACGCGGCTTATATAGATAATTACTATGGTCCTGTTGGTGGGTTTAATGATATGTATGGTGTTACAACACAAATATTGGGACAACCAATACATCAACCATATTTACCAACAACATTTGTTGCATCATCATATTCACCATACTCAATTTTATTATCAACAAATCCGTCAGGGGATAACGGTTCGTTATCTCAAGATTCTTATTTGGCTAGATTGGGGGCTCAAAAATTAAATGAGTTATTCCAAGATAGAATTGCGAGACAAATTTTCATTAATACTGTTGGTCAGGTAAATTTAGAATCATTATCAGACCCTTTTGAAGCCAGTTTAATTATATCAGGTCAAGAACCTTTAATTTATAGAAATTGGAAGATTACGGTACCTGAAAATCCTGTTCTTGCTGCTGCAGATTTAATTACAAGATTAGGTGGTGCGTATTGGCCTGTTTCACCAATTCCCGGAGATTATTTTAGTGATAATACGAGAAATGGTCAAACACAACAAACCTCAAATGCTTTAAATGTTGTTAATCAACTTACAGGGGGATTTTTGGGTCCAATATTAAATATTAATAGAAACCCATCTGAAATATTTTTAGCTAATACAGGTAATGGTCAAAGGTCCGTTTTATTTAGAAATTTAAATTATAATAGATATCAACCAAGTTACAGAGGAGATTTTGGGGGGTTATTAGGTGTTGGACAAGCTATTGTTAGTTTAATAAATCCTTCTAACGGAACTTTGGTCGGTGGTTATTATGTGGGTAGTAGAAACGCTGAACCTTCAACAATAACATCACCACCAAATCAAGTCCCTGTTAACGCTTTTGGTCAACAAGAACAATCACCGGTATATGGTCCTTCAGAGATGGGTATTCTATTTGAGGGTAACCAAGATACACTTAACTTTGGTTTAGCTGCTAAATCATTAAGTGATGGTGGTGGTATTGATGGTCAATTTGTTTGGACATCACCTAAGTACAAACCAAACGCTGGTTTTAATGCTACACCGGGTGGTGGTTCAGGTTCAGCTGACCCTGAATTTAATTTAATTAGTAGTAACTATACTCGTGATGAATCAACAAACATCACATTTAAAGAAACGTCAATTCTTGACCAAACACAAAGATTAATTAATTCGGCTGATAACGTACAAGGTATTACGAGATTGAAACACGTAGGTAACGCTATCAATCAAGTTAGTAAAGTATTTCACGATGGTTATAAAGAAATGACTAAAGGTTCTCAGGTTGTGTCTTACAAAGACCAAACAACCGGGGGTGAGGCGGGTATTGAGTATTGTAGAGTGTTTACCAAAGATACACCTTATTATACTTATTCTGATTTACAAAAAACTGACGGTATAACAACATCAGGAAGAAGATTCACTAGTTCTGTCTTAGATAATACGTATAATTTAAATATTTCACCAACAAGAAACCCGGGGTCAACAAATATTATTGCTGACGGGGCAAATGGTTTAGGTGGGTATGCTAAAAAATATATGTTCTCAATTGAAAACTTGGCTTGGAGAACATCAAGTAAACAAGGTTATACCTATGATGAATTACCTGTTTGTGAAAAAGGTCCAAATGGGGGTAGAGTTATGTGGTTCCCACCATATGATTTAAAATTTAATGATAGTAGTAATGCTAACTGGACCTCAACATCGTTTTTAGGTAGACCGGAACCAATATACACTTATAAAGATACGAGTAGAACAGGGAGTCTAAGTTGGAAAATAATTGTTGACCACGCGTCAATTATGAATGTTATTGTTGACAAACAATTAAAAGGTGTTAATAAAGAACGTGTTAATTCAATACTTGATTCATTTTTTGCTGGTTGTGTTAAATACGATATTTACGAATTAGCTAAAAAGTTTAATACGGTACCAACTAAAGATTTATATACTTACCAAGAAATATTAACAAATCCGAATGTATCAGCTAACGACGTGTTGTCAGTTCAAAGTGAGTTACCAAAAAACGTAACCACAGGTACTATTGTTACACCCGCTGATAGTGTACCACAAACAAATACAAATAATAGTTTATGTGATTTAGATTCGAAGTATAATAATTTTGGGTTTTATTTTGACAACGATATTCCGGGACCTTCTAATAGAACTTCGGTAACACCAAATTCAACATATAAATCTGATTATGATAATTATACTTTTAATATGAATCAGGACCAATATGTTGCTATATCAAGTAAAACTTTTGCAACAGGTAGTCCAAATCTTAATGTTAAAGAATTTTTTCAAAATATCGTTATTGATAATTTTGATTATATTAATACTAATTTTATTGAGGACGCTTTTAAAATTTTAAGTGAGGAAACAGGGACTATTAAAATATCTTTAAGAGCTGCAGCATCAGCTCCGGCAAATAAAACATATAACGTCGCTTTATCTAAAAGAAGAGCTAATTCCGTTATTAATTATTTTAAAACAACTAAATTAGCTAAATTTATAAACGAAACAAAAACTTTAACATTTTCTAATCCGGATACTGTTGGTGAGGATGATACAGCAATACCAAAATCATCAAAAGGTTCTTTTGGTTCTCCGGTAACTTGTACTCAAGATATTAAAGATAAAAATGGTAAATCAACACACGACTCTCAATGGTACTCAGTACCCGCAATGGCTTGTAGACGAGTTGTTATGACCGATATCCAAGTAACAGCTATTGATAAACCGGTCGTTCCTGAAGAAAAACCTGAAGTAGTTCCTGAAAGTGCTCCAATACCTGAAAAAAAACCGGAACCAAAAAAACCGGAACCGGTTGTAACAATACAACAAAAATTAAAAGATGGTATTGGTAAATTAATTTTAAGAAAATTATTATCTGAGTGTGATTATTTTGATGTGATTAAGGAAGAAGTTCCAATGTTATATGACTCAATACAAGAGAAAATAAAATACTTCAACCCCGCATTTCACTCTATGACACCGGAAGGTTTAAACGCTCGTTTAACATTTTTAAATCAATGTGTTAGACCGGGTGAAACGATTCCTGTTATTGGTACTGATGGAAAACCAAAACAAAATGATGCACAGAACACCTCATTTGGTGCACCACCGGTATTAGTTTTAAGAATTGGTGATTTTTATAATACTAAGATAATACCAAGAAACTTATCATTTACATATGAACCGTTAGTCTTGGATTTAAATCCGGAAGGTATTGGTGTACAACCAATGATAGCTAACGTTACATTGTCTTTTGATTTAATTGGTGGTTCAGGACTTGAAAAACCTGTTGAGGAATTACAAAACGCTTTATCATTTAATTATTATGCTAATACTGAGATTTATGATGAAAGAGCTAAATGGACTGATGATAGTTGGAAGAAAATTGATAATGAATATTTTCAAGAGTTATTAAATTCACAACCAACAGTCACAGTACCTAACAATCAACAAACAAATAATGCTGGTGAAACTATTGGTCAAATACAAACTACGGTTAATTCAGAAAGTGGTCAAACCGGTGATATAACATATTTGAAAATTATGGATTCTTTATTGGAAGTTAATAAAGAGTATTTTGTTAATATTATAAATCAAGCCGAGACAACTACAAAGTCTTATAATGATGGTATTTGGCAATTGATGTGTAAGAAAAGAAACTATAGTGGTGGTGAATTTAATTTAGGTACATCAAGTATATTTGTACCAATATATGGTAAATCAGATTATCAAACAAGTATTGATAATTTATTTACAGAATTATTGAATGATATAGAAAATGGGACAAACTTTATAATTGTTGGTTTGATATCTCAAAATTTTAATAATGATGTTATTAGAAGTGTTAAGTTAAATTTAAAAAATTACATCACAACATTAAAAACAACTTTTAGTGATGGGATTAATGAAATTAATAATAACATTGTACAACAAGAACAATCTATGGTACAAGTGTTTAGAAAAATTAATTATGTGACAACATATTCTGATGGTGTTATTATAGATAGTAAACCAAAGATTTATAACATAACAGCTACTGAAGAAGTTGATAGAACAGATGAACGTGAGTCACCGGACACATACCAAGAATTAGTTTATGATTATGGTTTAGTTGGTGGTAGAATGAACGCTTATAATGAATATTTTACAGATACAAATAACAGTGTAGTAACCGATACCTATACCGAGGTTGGTGGTTTTGTATCAAACACTTTTAGTGTTGTAGATTTAGAGGGTAAAAGATTTTTTATGGTGATGGCTCAAGTGTTTAATAATGGTAGTGATTATAATACTTTTAAAAATTTAATAATAACAAATGAATTAGATAACAACTACCCGACATTGAAAAAGAAATTTACAAAAATTGTTGATGATTTTAGAGTTAATGTAAAAAGTGAATTAGAATATTCGGAGAAAAAGTATAAAACAATCAAAAAAAGTGATACTTATTCAACATATAGTAAACAAGACATTTATAATAAAGGAAAAACACGTAAGTTTACTTATACTACAGTACCAAACACCTCAACGAATGGTGAACAAATAAGTAATTTACAATTGTTGTACAAGGGTAATAACGGTACTGATAGTTCAGTTTGGACCGATAAAACTCAATTTAATTAAAAATGAATAATAGACAAAATTATAATAGGTATAATGAATTTTTATTAAATGGGAATCAAAGTATTGTTCCATTTATCTCAATCCCTAGTAAATCTACGGATAAAAAATACATTTATAAAGTAAGTCAATCAAGATTGGATAAGATTTCACAACAATATTATAATACACCAACATTTGGTTGGTTAATTATGGCAGCAAACCCTATTTTTGGTGGGGTTGAATGGAATATACCTGACGCTTCAATATTAACAATTCCATTTCCCTTGGTTTCTTCGTTACAAGATTATAAAACACAATTAGACAATCATTTCTTTTATTATGGTAGGTAAAACCGAAAATATATTAGTAGAATTTGATTACAATAACATTACAATCATCGACCCTAATAAAGTTGTTGATAGTGATAATAATGTAAAAGAACGATACGTAAGTCAAGAGAATTTGGTAATGTACGCTAACCTTGAGTGTAGTGTATTACCAAGAACTAAACTAGCCATTGGAACATCTAACGATGACTCTATTAGAACAATTTCTATAGCTAAAATTAATTTTTTAAAACCCGGTGATAAAGAATTTTTGGATAATTCTTATACTGATGAAATTACCGGTAAAGATAGTATTAAAGGTTTTGGTGTAAATCAACCTAATTTAAAAAGTGTTACTAACCCAAATAAAACTGATGATTTTTACATTAAACAAACTATAAACTCAGGTGGTAAACCCGGGTCAACAGATAACGGTTTGTTGGGTATTACATCAATAAGAATTACCCAAGGATTGGATTTCTTACCGACAATAGATATGAGGTTGACTGATATAAAAGGTCGTGCCTTATTTGAAGCCGGTGATAATTCACCATACGCCGCATTTTTTAATTTACCATACCCATTATTTCATTTAAGTATTAAAGGTTATTTTGGTAAAGCTGTTAGGTTAGGGTTAATGTTACAAAATTTTACAACAACATATAACGCTGATAGTGGTAATTTTGATATTGATTTAAAATTCTACACATACAAATATACTGTATTGAGTGATATTACTATGGCAGCTCTTATTGCTACACCACATATGTATCAGTCGAGATATACGATTAGTACACAAAGTGGTGGTCCAAATAAAACATCGACAAGTCAAAACGTTGTAGTTGAAAAAGGGTATCAAAAAATTAAAGAAATGTATAGTGAATATATTTCAAAAGGGTTAATTCCTGATGATTTCCCACAAATAACTATTGCTCAAATGAGAGATAGGATTGAAAACTTCATTACAAATGTTTTAGAATCTTTTACTAAACAAAATTTAGACCCATTAACTAATTTAGATAGTTATGGGAATTATTTAATGGAATACCAAAAAGAGGTGTTTTATACTTTGAGATATTCTTGGTTTTACAAATATATGGATACTGAAAATTTTTATATAAAAAATAAGACAGGTCAAAAAATATATACGTTTAAAAAAAATACAAGTCTACAAGAAAAAAGTTCGGCTATTTCAGAATTAAAAGGTCTTATTGATAAATACAATAAATTGTTGGGTGATAATAAAACCTGTGGTATTAACGGTAGTTATGAGATTAATGGTAAAAAAATAGAATGTTCCGTACCAAATAAGATTGAATATAAAATATTCCCAATAAAATTAAATTATAGTGATATTAACGTCGACGAAACTTATAAATCTCAAAGAAAAAACAGTCAACCAACCGATGAAGATAAATTAAAATTTGTAAAAGAATTACAAAATGATAACATCTTCAACAACATTGAAATAACACTTAAAGGGGGTAGCAAACAAGCCACGTCACAATATTTTATATTTGAAGGTGTTGGTTCATTTATCGATATGGTTGATAAAATGAATAAGGACCTAAAAACATTTAGAGAACAAATTCAAGACGAATTGACAAAAGCGTTAGCTGATTTATTAGAGAATAAGTCTAATGGTATTGGTTTTGTACCAAATATTAGAAATGTCCTTGCTGTTATTTTTGCTAATGGTGAAGCGTTTTTAAGACTTATGGACGATGTTCATTATAAAGCTTGGGACCAAAGAGATAATGTTATTAGAAAAAACGCTATATTTAATACAAACGTTTCAAGTGCAAGTGCCGACAATAAAAATTCCGGGGACGATACTAATCAACCTATATATCCGTGGCCACAGGTAATCAAAGAAACTACGGGTGAAAATGGTCAAGAAAAATTTGAATTGAGGTATCCCGGGGATAACGATATTATAGGACAAACAAAAGGTTATTTGTATGATGTTTGGCCTGAAATAGAATTTGTTGAGGAATTTTTAAATGGGTTAACACAACGTACCCCACCGGCAATACCATCAACAGATACATCAAATTCTAAAACAGAACCTAAAAGAGTTTCATTAGGTGCTATTGAATTCCCGATAAGTAATGAAGTTTTTGGTAATAAAGAAGAATCAAAATTCTTTTATGAAATTTACGAAAGAACATTATTAACATCACATTATTCTAAATTAGATAGAAGTAGTGTGTCAACAACAGATACTGACAAAGTTTCAAATGTTATTGGTGACGGGGAAAGTATTAACTTAAAAAACGGTTTATCCGACGATGACGCTTCATTAATTAAAAAATTAAAGGAGTACAATCTAAACGCGGCTAATTTTGAGAGTGTATTAAAACACATATCAAACGAGGGTGTTGGTATTGGGTGGCAAAATTACATTAGAGGTATTTTCAATACTGGGTACATTAAAAACATCGTTGACAATTCGGATTTTGAATTCATCAATTATGACACATTGATGGAATCAAAAACACAACCATTAGTTTCATTAAATAAAGAGGAAGATATTTCAACATACGTATCAAATTCGACAACATCTAATGTATATGATTTTTCTGATACATATCCTTTTACAAATAAAAAATGGGTCCAAGGGAATTTATCTAATGGTGTTGGCACAGATGAAAAATTAGCTTTCAACACTACCAAAACATTAGTTTATAATGCAAATAAGAAAGTTGTTTGTAATTTTACAGAAACACAATCGGAAGACGTAAAAAGACCAATAACTAATTTTGTTTATAAAGACATCATCCAACCAATTGTTGGTAATGATTTGAGAAATTTTTATGCTAGTAGAACCTATTCTAATCAACTACCGACTGAGGGGGATATTAAGTATTTGAACTACTCAGGGTTGGTAAGTAATTATCAAACTACGTCAATTTTAAACACACCTTATTTTATAAATTCTATCCAAGAAGGTGTTGAAAAATTAAGAAATAAAGAACAATATCCGTTTGTTAGTTCGGCTTATTTATTTATAAATAGTTTACCGTTATCAACACTACGTGAAAAGTATAAATCATATAATGTATCTAATGGTAAAACATCTGAGGAAAGTTTGGACTATATTTTTGCTTCATTAAACAAATTTAGTGCTATACATAAAATGCCTTATTCTTGGATTCTTAAAATGGGTTCTATTTGGCATCGTTACAAAACATATGTTGAAAAAAACGTTGATATTTTAGATAACTCTTGGAAAAATTTTGATTATGTTAAAAACTTTGACCCAGTAACAAATAATAAGACAAAGACTTATAATATTATTCTTCCGGGACAAACAGGAACAACTTCTATTGTTTTAGAACAATTTACAACGGCTTCAACAACTAATGGTGTAAGTTCTGTTACAACAATTAACACCGGATTTTATCCTAAACTGATAAACGATTTTAATGTTTTCTATCAAGGGTATAGTATTTTTACAGGGTATACAAATACAGATATTCAAAATGGTTTTAATGAGGGTCTTGTTTTAAATTATGTACCGGAAGCGGTAATCAATAATTTAGAGGGGACAGCTAACGCATATAATATTATTAATAAAGTAATCCCTTGGTCGGTTTCTATTAATGGTGATTATGGTCAATTTACATACATAATACCTTCAAACGGTAGTTTAATTAGTCAAACAAAAAATGAGTGTATAAATATTTTAGGTCAAGTAGTTTATAGTTTATCCGGTAACACTTCAATGTACGATGGTTCTGTCAGATTATTTTGGACAGCACCAAACTATGGTTATTTTGATAATTCAAAAATAGTTAAACCAACACCAATAAAATATTTGAAAGAAGTTTGGTCAGGACAAAGTCCTCAAGAAAATTTCTCGTTTAATGGTTTAGAAACACAATATAGTGATATTAGTGAAATATTTTCTGTTTTTGGTAAAACAACTTTAGATAAATTTGAAACAGAGTTTTTAAATTTCTCTAAATCTGTTTACGATTACGTCGAAGATGATAATGTGGTCGATGATAATACACAAAAGACTTTTAAAAATTTCCAAACATTAATGAGAGGGTTGATGAAAATAACCAATACAAGTACAACAAATACTTTATCGGTGGAGTCAATACAGTCAAAACAATTAATTAATATGTCTAATCTAATTTCACAATTTTTAGACTATGACATTTATTTTAAAAATGGTAACCCATCAAATTTTGACAAACGTTTATTCTACACATTTTCAACAAATCATAGAATTGAGAGCCCAATTACTTGGGATTATTATAATTATGTAACACCTAATTCATTACCAAGTAATCAACCTAATTCCCCAACATTAAACAGTTCTATAACATCTAATAGACAAGCTTGGACAGCTTTAGAAACATATGTCGGGTTCTCAAATATACCGGAATTAATTTATAAAAATAATGGGTCTTATATTACGGATTTCTTTATTGATTGTAATGTGGCTTTTGATGTTGAAAACATTAAAAACTTATGGCCAATTATAAAAATATATGCAACACAAAAATTAAAAGACAACACGTTAAATTATAATAAATTTGTTGTGTTGATGAATAAATACTTAGATAATTTAGATGGTTTTAATAGTAAGATTATAAATAACACTATGACTAAAATCAGAAAATTATTACCAAATGTTGTTGATACACCACAATCTAACAAATCGTCTGTTTTAGAAAGTACTCAAACAAAATTGGAACTATGGGAATCATTTAAAGCTACAAATGATAAATGGATTGCGGGTAATGATTTTAAAAATAAAACATTATTCGAGGACATTTTATTATTAGATAGAGCTAGTAGAAATGTTGGTGATAAGATATTGGTTGATATTGTAAAATTAAAAGACAGATTAAATAATATTAACCCAAAAGTAACTATGTTAACTTTTGTTCAAACAATTTTAGTTGAGAACAATTTTGTTGTTATGAACATACCGTCATACGTTAATTTTTATAATGTACAGGATGTTGTTAAGAATCCAAAACCAAAACCTGAAGGAACATTAGAATTTGCTAATACAATGTTTGGAACATTTATGAATGTTGACTATCGTGACTCATCAGCAAAAATGGTTTGTTTTTACGCGGGTAAACCTAGTGAACAATTAGATTTAAAAAACAATATTGATTATAGGTTTAGAAATGACGCTTTTGATTTGAGAAGAGCAAGTGATAACCCATTATTAGAGAATCAAATTGGTAAAAATGATTGGGATAAATCTAATAAAGTTGTTGGGTTTAACGTTGACTTTGGTCCACAAAACCAATCAATATTTAAAGGGTTTAATGTTTCACAAAATCCCGGTTTAGCTACGGCAGAATCATTAGAGGTTTTAAATCAAATGGCTAATCAATCAGGTAATAGAGGTGGTGCAACACAAAGTGTCTCACTATATAACCTTTACAAAAACAGAAGTTACGCTTGTACAGTTACAATGATGGGAAATGCTTTAATACAACCAACAATGTATTTCAATTTAAGATACGTTCCAATGTTTAGTGGTCCATATATGATTCAAAAAGTTATTCATACAATCACTCCGGGTGATTTTGAAACCGTATTTGAAGGTATGAGACAACCAACAGCTTCGTTACCAAAAGTTGAAAATTACATTCAATCACTTAAAACAACATTATTACAATCTATTCTTGATAAAAATAAAAAAGATAAAGCTGATAAATTAGTAGCGGCCACAACCGCAACAACAAAAACCAACGTCGTAGGCCAAACAGCTCAAAAAGTTACAGATAATACACAAAAAGAGGTTACAAAACCTCTAAACACTCAAGAATGCCCACCGGTTAAAACTGATAGTGACCCAAGTAAAGATGCTTATGGTAAATTTACACCTGAAACACCAACAGGAACAACAGTTACTTATAAAAACGTTATTGAATTAATATCGGCAAAAACAAAAGACAAACCATTAAGTCTTGCTTACAGTATATTTGCCAAATTGTATTTAAATTCTAACAACGGGTTAGATTTAAAAACTATGTCAAATAATTACAGTGGTACCGATTTAATGAGTAATTGGGGTGCAGCAATTGAAAGGTATTTTACTAAAAAACAATATTATTGTGGTGGTAATCTAAATACAAAACCATATGTTATTTTTGATAGTTTAGACCAAAATATTGATTTTTTAATTAGTAGATTTGAAGGTAGAGTTTCTGAAATAAAAGATATAAATTCATCTGATATAACTAAGTTTATTATATTATATTCTGACGCAGCAATATCAAATAGTAATGTTTATACAACAATGAATCCGACGGATATTACAAATATGGAGAATAAAGTAACCGAATCAATTAATTTATTTAATCAAAATACCGGAAACTTTACTAAAACAACACCTCCGGCAAATGTTCCTGTACCACCATCTAATGTTAAAATAGTTAATTTAGGTATTTTTGATACAGTACAAGGTAATGATTATAGTTATTATAACATTTTACAATCTAATGGGAAATATATTGTGTTAAGAATTGAAGACCCTAATTTTAGTTTTGATAAGAAAGGTTTGACAACGTTTTTAAACGCTAATAATCAATCAATACCGTTTAATTGTTCCGGTGGTTCAGGTCCACTAACTTGTACTGTTAATAATAAATCAGCGGGTGTTTATGTTATGTCACAGGAATATTACCCATATAAACCAACAAGTTACGATAAGTTTGATTTACTTAGTCAACCATTCAATCAGTAACATTTACAAATAAACAGATATTTATATATAAAAAAGACTATGGATACAAAATCAATATTAGAAAATTACTTAGGTAAACAAACTCGTACAACTGAAAAGGATATGGGTAATGGTTCAAAACAAGTGTGTGATTTAGACACAGGTGATTGTTACACAATTAGAATGAAAGATGGTCTAATTGAAAGAGTTGATAATACTATGAATAAAAATAAAAAAATACAAGTTGAAACAACTACAGGTATTAAACAATTATTAAACGGATAAAATGAAAAAAATTGATAATAGAATTTTAGAAGAAATTGCTAGATACAACTCTATTAATAACTATATTACGGAACAAGAGGCGGTTTTACCACCACCACCGGGGGAGGAAGACCCAAACGCTCTACCACCTGAACCGGGAACACCAGCACCAATTGACCCTAATGTAGTCCCACCTGTACCATCTGGTCCTGTAACACCACAACCTGTGGATGTTGAAACAGACCCGGATGTCGAAAAGGTTGGTGGTGAGGGTGATACCACAGGTAAAACAGAGGAAATGGATATAACTGATTTAGTTAAATCTCAACGAAATGTTGAACAAAAACAATCAGAATATTTTGATAATTTATTCCAACATCTAAATAATTTAGAATCTAAATTAGGTGAAATGGATGGTATAATGAATAAATTAAACGATTTAGAATCTAAGGTTGAAAAATATAGAGAAAAAACACCACAAGAAAAATTGGAGTTAAGAAGTTTAGACTCAGGACCTTTTAATCAAAAACTATCAGATTTCTTTCAAGATAAAGAAGAAGATATGGAAAAATCGGGAAAAAATGAGTATATTTTAACTCAAGATGATGTTGAAGATTATTCACCATCAGAAATTAAGAAAACATTTAGAAATTTTGAGGACGAAGCTACCTCATTCCAACAACTGAAATAATTAAGACGGACTAAAAAGGTCCGTTTTAATTTTAAAAAAATTTGACTATCTCACGGCTGACACTTATACTTTTATAAACCTTTAAATATTTTAAACACTATGGCGACAAATTCATTAGACGCAGTTTTGGCTCAATATGAGCAAGCAAAACAAGGTAGTACTTCTTCTACCTCAAAATTTACTCAAGAAGAAAGAATGAAAAAATACTTCGCGGCAATCCTTACCGATAAGGAAACCCAAGGACAAAAAAGATTAAGAATCTTACCAACTACAGATGGTTCTTCACCATTTAAAGAAGTTTGGTACCACGAGATTCAAGTTGATGGAAAATTCCAAAAATTCTATGACCCGGGAAAAAATGACAATGAACGTTCACCTTTAACAGAGGTTTACGAAGAGTTACGTTCAACAGGTAAAGACACTGACAAGAAATTATCAACAAATTACTTATCACGTAAATTCTACATTGTTAAAGTTATTGATAGAGATAATGAAGAAGATGGTGTTAAATTTTGGAGATTTAAATCAAACTACAAAAATGAAGGAATCTATGATAAAATTATTCCTATCTACAGAAACAAAGGTGATATCGCTGACCCTGAAAAAGGTAGAGACCTTATCTTAGAATTAACTAAGGCAAAAACTCCAAAAGGTGCTTACTACACGGTAATTCAAACTGTTATGTATGATGATGCTGCTCCTGTTCACGAAGACAAAGACCTTGCAGAATCTTGGATTAACGATGAGTTAACTTGGGAAGATGTTTATTCTAAAAAACCGGTTGAATACTTAGAGGCTATTGCAAGAGGTGAAACTCCGAAATGGAATTCTGATAAAGGTGGTTATGATTATGGTAATTCTGATGAGGATGAAACATCATTCGGTGGTTCTAAACCATCTAACCAAGACCCACAAGCGGGTGACGAACCGGACGAAGATATGCCGTTCTAATCAAAAAAACAACTTGGACATATAACTTGGACACTAAGATATACTTAGTGTCCAACCTGTCTAAAAAAACACGAAAAATTAATTTAACTTAGACAAATGGCAATAAGAAAAAATAAATTCTCTATGGAGGATATTAAATCTAAATACTCTACCAAAACTAAATATAAGGACGAAAGTTATTATAATTGTGGTGAAGCGTTTATGGAGGCTTGTGGTTTACCCGGACCTATAATGGGTGGTATAAATATGTTTTTAGGTCATTCAAACTCATCAAAAACAACAGCGATGATTTTAGCTGCGGCAGACGCTCAAAAAAAGGGTGATTTACCAATTTTAATTATTACTGAGAAAAAATGGAGTTGGAAACACGCGGTTGAATTAGGGTTACAAGCGGAACAGGACGCGGATGGTAATTGGGATGGTCATTTTATCTTTAACGATAGTTTTGATTATATTGAACAATTAACTGATTATATGAATGATATATTGGATGCTCAAGAAAGTGGTGACATTCCTTATAATATTTTGTTTTGTTGGGATTCAGTAGGGTCTATTCCTTGTAAGATGACTTACGAAGGTAAAGGTGGTAAAATGCACAACGCTGCGGCACTTGCTGATACAATCGGTATGGGTATTCACTCAAGAATCTCTAAAACCAAAAAAGAAAGTGTTCCATACTACGCAACTATGGTTGTAATTAACCAACCTTGGGTGGACCTTCCGGATAATCCGTTTGGACAACCTGAGATTAAAGCTAAAGGTGGTGAAGCGTTATGGTTGGCATCAAGTTTAGTATTCTTATTTGGTAATCAGAAAAAGGCTGGTATTAACCACATCACCGCAACCAAAGGTGGAAGAACGGTGGCTTACGCAACAAGAACTAAAATATCTGTATTGAAAAACCACGTTAATGGTATCTCATTCAAAGATGGTAAAATTATTGCGGTACCACAAGGGTATATTAAAGACGATAAACCGGCTTTAGAAAAATACAAAAAAGAATATTCAGAATTTTGGAATAAAATCCTATCGGGTGATGGTGATATTGTTTTTAAAGACATTGTCACTAAGACGGAAGATGAGGGTGATGATGAATAAAAATATTATGGAATTAAAATTAACTAATGAACAAGTGATGAAAATGGTTGATACTATAAATGGTTTTTATAGTAAAGTACCAACAATCCAAGATTATTTCTTAGAAAGAAAAAAAGAGAAAGTTATAAATATTGATGTTGAAAAATGGAGTCAACAGTTATTTAATGACCATACGTTACAACCAAAAGATATGGATATTGTTGTTGAGGTTGTTGACCAAAATGTTTTGAATACTTTAGCTCAAATAACTATTAGTTTACCTTTAGAATCACAAATTGGGAGACAAATAGCTTTAGGTGTTAAAGAAGGTAAAACCGGAAAATATTTGGGGTTTATTAAGATAGCTTCACCGGTATTATCAATAAAACCAAGAAATGATTATTTTGGTGAGACATTGAGAGCAACACACGTTAATAAACATATGGTTAATGGTTCCGTTATTGTCCCAACACAACCGTTTGGTTTTAACTGTTTAGGTGGTAAATTACTGGCTTTAGTTTGTGGTTCACATTTGGTTTTAGACCTTTTTAAAGAAAAGTATGGGGATAAGATGGATTTATGTTTTCTTGAAACAACATCCTTATATGGGAATATAAAAACATCTTCACAATACGATGGGTTAGAACCATATATTAAGTATAATGGAATGACAGAATCAGATTTATTTTTGTTCCCAAATGATAACATTTATATGGAACTTAGAAATTTTTTAAGACCAATATATGGTAAAGAGGAATGGAATGGAATGTTAGTTGACCCAAAACCATCAGCACCAAAAATGAGAGAGTACACTAAAATAATTCAAATTATTAAGTTACACTTAAAAGAAATGGATATTGATAAATACAATGAATTTACGGATTTTGTTAAATGTTGTATGAAATCAAAAACTAAAAAAAGGTATTATTATACAACTTTTGGTTATTCTAATATTAAAGAACACATTTTATCAGACGGTAGTGTGGATTTAATTAAAAAAGATAATTTTGACAAATATAGTTTAGAAAAACTTGTTGAGTATTGGAAGAATAAAGCTCAAAAAAGATGGGAAAAACTTAATTCTGAAAATAGATTGAAAGAAGGCCTTGAAGTATATTCGATTGAAAAAATTGAACAAATGGATTACGATATGATAAGGTAATTTGTAGAACTATTTAATAATGAATTAATGATTAAAACACTATTAGTGGACGGTAACAATTTAACAAAAATTGGGTTCCACGGAGTAAAAGATTTTTTTAATAAAGGTAAACACATAGGTGCCGTATGGCACTTTGTGAATACTCTTCGTAGACTTATAGATGAAGAAAATTTCGACAAAGTTGTTGTTATGTGGGATGGTGATGATAATTCTTTAACTAGAAAAACATTATATCCACAGTACAAAGAAAAAAGACGACTAACAGATGACTTTAGAGACCAATCTTTTGAAGAACAAAAAGAGAGGATTAAAGAGTATTTGGAAGAATGTTATATAAGACAAATAAACGTCGAAAAAAACGAAGCTGATGATTTGATTGCGTATTACTGTCAAATCTCGGAAAACGAACAAAAAACGATATTCTCGGGGGATAAAGACCTCATCCAACTTATTTCCGATAAGGTATCTGTGTATTATCCAAAAACAAAACAAACGTATAGAAATGGTGACAAGATAATGCTTGAATACTATTACTTTCCACATCAAAATATTAGAACTTATAAAATATTATCAGGTGATAAATCAGATAATATTGACGGTATATCCGGACTTGGTGAGAAAACTCTTATAAAGTTTTTTCCTGAGCTACTTGATAAACCGGTTTCTATTACCGATATTTTAGAAAAGGCTGAGGTTTTGTTAAAAGAAAACAAAAATAATAAAACTTTACAAAACTTATTATCCGGTAAAACAAAAAATGGTGTTTATGGGGACGAATTCTTTTCTGTTAATGAAAAGATTGTGGATTTATCAAACCCTTTAATTACTGAGGATGGTAAAAGACTTGTTGAGTTGTATTATAGAGAAACCTTGGACCCGGAAGGTAGGGGGTATAAAAACCTTATAAAAATGATGATGGAAGATGGATTCTTCAAGTATATATCAAAAAGTGATGATGCGTGGGTTGATTTTGTTAGACCCTTTATGAAACTAACAAGAAAAGAAAAAAGAAATTACAAAAACAATTAATTATGAGAGACCAAGAATCAGTAAAATTAGAATTCTTAATGATGGTTAACGATAACATCATCGTTCAAAGATTTTTCAACGTAAGAGAGTTTAACCCAAAAGCTAAAAACTCTATAGAATTATATGAGTTAATCTTCAATCTAAAAGAAGATATTCAAAAACAATTAGGTTTAAAAACCGCAACATATATGTTAGACAACATATATGAAATTACCAACAATCCAGCTATTTTGGAAACGTCATATATTGACGGACCGGAGTTCTTTAACATCTACATAAAACAAAATGATGTGACAATTTGTCATAGACAAGTAGATGCTAAAGTATACCCACCAAAGGTAAGATATACTGTGGATGTACGACCACACCTAAAAAACTTATTGATGAACTTGACTGACATATTTTCATCAAAGAATTTAACATACAATTATTTAGAAGTTCCATTAAGTGTATAGTATTTATTAATACACTAAAATAAAAACATATGGCGTCAAACAAAAATTTCGAGTATCTAGGTAGTTCATTTCAACTACAATTATTAAACCAAATCATAGTAGATAAGGACTTCTCAAGGTCAATTATCGATGTGATGGAACCAAACTATTTTGAGAATAAATACTTTAAATTAATCATTCAAATGATTAAAGAATATTACTCAAAATATGAACACACTCCGACATTTGACACTTTAGAACAAATCACAAAATCCGAGTTACAACAACCTCTAGCATCAAAAATTGTTATTGATACCCTAACTAAGGTTAGGGAAACAGAGGTCGAAGCTTATGAATTCGTTCAAGAAAAATCGATGAAGTTCTGTAAACAACAAGAGTTACAGAAAGTAATGGTTAAAGCTCAAAAAATCATCGATGCTGGTGAATTTGAGAGTTATGATACATTAGAAGAAATGGTTAGTAAAGCACTTCAAGTTGGTGAACACGATAAGGGAACTGAAAGTGTTTTCAGTAACTTAGATGAGGTTTTAAACGAGGATTATCGTCATCCTATACCGATGGGTATTCCGGGGATAGATAGGTTGTTAAAAGGTGGATTAGCGAAGGGTGAAATAGGTGTTGTATTAGCACCAACCGGTGTAGGTAAATCGACTTTACTTACAAAAATCTCAAATCACGCATTTAATTTGGGATATAATGTTTTACAAATTTTCTTTGAGGATAACCCAAAGATTATACAACGTAAACATATAACTTTATGGACTAAAATTCATCCGGATGAATTGTCTATTAGAAAAGAAGAAGTTTTGGAAAAAGTTAAACTAGTTAAGGAAACTATGACTAATCAACTTATACTCAAAAAACTCCCTTCAGATACAATGACTATGATGCAAATCAAAAATCAAATTCGTAAAATGATTTCTGAGGGTAATAAAGTTGATATGGTTTTATTAGATTATATTGATTGTGTTGTTCCGGATAAAAACTTGGGTGATGAATGGAAGTCTGAAGGTTCCGTTATGAGAGGATTTGAGTCAATGTGTCACGAATTAGATTTAGTTGGCTGGACAGCTACACAAGGTAATAGAAGTTCAATATCATCAGATGTTGTAACCACAGACCAAATGGGTGGGTCAATCAAAAAAGCACAGGTTGGACACGTAATCATTTCCGTGGCTAAATCATTACAACAAAAAGAAATGAAATTAGCAACAATTGCTATCACAAAATCACGTATTGGTGATGATGGTATTGTCTTTGAAAACTGTAAGTTTGATAACGGTATGTTAGAAATTGATACTGAAAGTTCTGTAACATTCTTGGGTCACGAGGAACAAACAGAAGAAAGAAATAGACAAAGAATCAAGGACTTGTTAGATAAGAGAAAACAAAAAGAACAACAAAAAAATTAATTTAAAAATGGAAGAAAAAATATTAAAACCAAACAATGACCGATTTGTTATTTTCCCAATAGAACATAATGATATATGGGAATTTTACAAACAACATCAAGCTGCATTTTGGACATCAGAAGAAGTTGATTTATCTAACGATATTAGAGATTGGGAAAACCTAACTGATAATGAAAGATATTTCCTTAAAAATATATTAGCGTTTTTCGCCGCGTCAGACGGTATTGTTAATGAAAATTTAGCTGAAAACTTCCTAAAAGAAGTTCAGTACGCTGAGGCAAAATTCTTCTACGGATTCCAAATTATGATGGAGAATATTCACTCATTAATGTATTCATTATTGATTGATACTTACGTATCAAGTGAAGAAGAAAAGGACGAATGTTTCCACGCGATTGACAGATTACCAGCGGTCCAAAAGAAAGCTAAATGGGCTCTTGATTGGATTGATAACGGGTCTTTCCAAGAAAGGTTGGTTGCATTTGCAGCTGTTGAAGGTATATTCTTCTCAGGTTCATTCTGTTCAATATTTTGGTTAAAATCAAGAGGTATTATGCAAGGTTTATGTAACGCAAATTCTTTGATATTCAAAGATGAAAATTTACATTGTGACTTTGCTATCCATTTGATTAATAATCATATAGAGAACAAACCAACCGAGAAGAGAATTAAAGAAATCTTACTATCGGCTTTGGAAATTGAAAAAGAGTTTATCACAGAATCATTACCAGTATCTTTAATCGGTATGAATTCAAACCTAATGAAACAATATCTTGAGTTTGTTACCGACGGTTTATTAGTTAAATTTGGTTGTAAAAAACAATTTAACGTAGAACAACCTTTTAAGTTTATGGAACAGATAGCTGTTGAAACAAAAGGAAATTTCTTTGAGTCAAGAACTATGGAGTATCAAAAAGCTAAATTAGGTGAATCATTAACATTTACAGACGAATTTTAATATGATGTCATTAAAAATAAAAAAAAGAGGGGGGGATGAAGTTTCATTCAACCCTCAAAAAATATATCAGAGAGTTAAACGTGCAGCCAAAGGTCTAAACGTTAACGCTGATGAGGTATTCATTAAGGTAATCACTTCGGTACCAACTGAAGGTGTTATTACAACTAAGGAATTAGATAAATTGGTTTATGAAATTGCTGCGGCCTATACCGGTAGTCATCACGACTATTCGAGATTGGCCTCATCTGTTGCTATTTCGTCGTATCATAAAGAAACTGATGAAAGTTTCTCAAATACAATGATTCAGTTGTATTCTGATGGTATTGTTAATCCTAAATTAATTGAAACTATTCACGAATACGGACCTGAAAATATTGATGCAGTAATAAATCACGATAATGATTATAATTTTGATTATTTTGCGTGGAAATCATTACAAGAAATGTATTTGTTAAAAACTCCTGAAGGTAAAGTAGTTGAACGACCACAACATATGTATATGAGAGTTGCTCTATGGGTAACTAAATCATTTGAAGAGGCGGTTGAATACTATAATTCATTATCAAATCAACTCATCTCTCCGGCAACACCGATTATGATTAACGCGGGAACTAAGACCCCTCAGTTAGCTTCTTGTGTGTTGAAATACAATCACGGAGACTCAAGAGAGGGGTTATTACAAACATTCAATGACATTTCAAAATATTCATCAGATGCTGCAGGTATTGGATTATGTATGTCAAACATACGTAGTAAAGAAAGTCGTATTAACTCATCAGGTGGATTTGCTGGTGGTTTATTAAAATACCTTAAAATTGTTAATGAAGGGTTAAGATTCTTCAACCAACAAGGAAGAAGACCCGGTAGTGCTGCAATATATGTAGAACCTTGGCATAAGGATATTTTCGACCTATTAGACATTAAGAAAAATACAGGTTCAGAAGAGATGAGAGCAAGAGATTTGTTTACATCAATTTGGTTACCGGACAACTTTATGGAAGCTGTTAAAAATAATGACGATTGGTATTTATTCTGTCCTAATGATATTATAAAAGCTGGTATTAAACCTTTACAAGAAACTTATGGTGTAGAATATGAGGAAGGTTATAAAAAAGCGGTTGAGTTAGGTTTAGGTAAGAAAGTTAAAGCACAATCAGTTTGGAATAAAATTATTGAATCACAGGTTGAAACCGGAGTTCCTTATTTATGTTCTAAAGATAGTGCTAACAAAAAAACTAACCATCAAAACATTGGTGTGATTAAACAATCTAATCTATGTAATGAGATTTATCAGTTTACTGATGAAGAAACAACAGCTATTTGTACATTATCGTCTATGGTATTAAAGAACTTTATTATTAAAGGTGAATTTGACCATAAATTATTGTATAATGAGGTTAGAAAGGTTGTTAGAGCACTTAACAAAGTTATCGACATTAATAGTTATTCTACTGAACAAGGAAGAAAAGGTGGTTTAGAACAAAGAGCAATCGCGATTGGAACTCAAGGTTTAGCTGACGTATTTTATTTATTAGATTATATCTTTGTATCTGAAGAATCAAAAAAATTGAATAAAAATATTTTTGAAACAATCTATTTTGCAGCAATCACCGAAAGTATGAATTTATGTAAAACAGGTGAGTATAAACCATATAAATTCTTTGAAGGTTCACCAATGTCAAAAGGTATATTCCAATTTGATATGTGGGGGTTAGATTATGAAGGTTTAGGTGGTATGTGGGATTGGGACTCACTTAAATTAGAAGTGTCCAACCACGGAGTTTGTAATTCATTATTCACAGCTCAGATGCCGGTTGCATCTTCTGCTAAGATTACCGGTTCATTTGAAATGACAGAACCAGCTCACTCAGCGTTATTTAATCGTCGTGTAGTTGGTGGTGAAATATTGATTGTTAACAAATACTTAATCAATGATTTTGAAAAAATTGGTGTTTGGTGTGAGGACTTGAAAAACGAAATTATAATGAATGAAGGTTCAATTCAAAATATCAACTTTAACCATTATCTTGATGTTGAAGATAAAAATTACAACAAGAAAGTTAAAAGAATCGAACATTTGATACCTAAATATAAAACAATTTGGGAGATATCACAAAGAGATTTAATTGATATGGCTGCTGATAGAGCACCGTTTATTGACCAATCACAATCTATGAATATCTATATGTCAAACCCTACCTTATCAAAGATTTCATCTTCACACTTCCACTCTTGGGGGAAAGGATTAAAAACTCTTTGTTATTATGTAAGAACAAAAGCTATATCAACCGGAGCAAAACACTTAGCTGTGGACATATCAAAAGTTGGTCAACCAAAACAAATTGAGAAACCAACTGTTGAATTAACACAAAAACCTTCGGATTCCGAGTTTGAGTGTCTTGGATGTGGTTCTTAATAAGAATATAAATCACGACTTAGGTCGTGATTTTTTATTTTAGGGGTATTTATTAAAAATAATCACGACACTATATTTATAGTTATGGCAGATGGAATTACTTACGGTTTAACATTTCCCTTCAGAGATTCTTTTGATGGGAAATATTTAGATTTATCAAATTATAACGACCAAGAAATTAGGTCTAATTTAATACACCTTTTATTATCTAGAAAAGGTAGTAGATATTATTTACCCGATTTTGGTACAAGATTATATGAGTATTTGTTTGAACCTTTAGACGGACCAACATTTTCTGAAATAGAGGCTGAAATTAGGGATTCAGCTGGTGTTTATTTACCGGGAATCACAATAACAAATATTAGTATTACAGCTGCTTCAGATGGTGACGAGGATAAGGGTAGTTATATAAATGATAACGATGAAAGAGTTTTTAGAGTACCTAATATCTCAGATAAAGAACATACAGCAAAAGTTAAAATAGATTACACAGTAAATAACGACGTTTTCAATAGTAGTGACTTTGTAATTATTAATATATAAAATTATGGCAAATAAAAAAATATCCTACACAACGAGGGATTTCCAATCAATAAGAACGGAGTTAATTAACTTTACTAAAACATATTACCCGGACACAATTCAAAATTTTAATGACGCGTCGGTATTTTCGGTATTATTAGATTTGAATGCTGCGGTGACAGACAACTTACAATTTAATATTGACAGAAGTGTTCAAGAAACGGTATTACAATATGCTCAACAAAGGTCGTCAATTTTTAA